ATTTATGGGTCAGGCCGTGGATTGAAAAAATCTTCGGTTCTGAGGATATTTTTAACATGAAGGAATCACAATTGAAAAAGGCTCTTATCGCATGAGTTATCAAGTAAGTGAATCAATCACAAACATCCAATTGAACACAAGCGAGCTGCAAAAACAGTGCGCAGGGTTCAAGGTTGAGTTAGATTGCGTGGTCAGTCTTGCAAAGCAAATTCAGACCGACGCTACCGTTTTGATAGACCAGTACGAGGCACAATATGAGACCAGTGATCGACGAACAAACAAGCGACCTATTCTTGGAGGAATGGCTGTGCGACCTACTTGCGGATCCTGTAGATATTTCAACTTACTTGGAGGAGATGGGACAGACGCCTGGATGGGTGAATGTAGACGCCGATCACCAGAGCTGCTGGTAGACGAGAACGGCAACCAATCACCTGGCTGGCCACCCGTGGACGATGGCCACTGGTGCGGCGAATACTCAACGAGCGTCCTTTCATGAAACACGATCCAGTCAACCACCCACAGCATTACACTCAGCACCCGAGCGGCGTTGAGTGCATTCAGATCACAGAGCACATGAGTTTCAATTTGGGAAACGCGATGAAATATATCTGGAGAGCAGATCTCAAGGCTGGAATGCAAGACCTCGAGAAGGCACGCTGGTATCTGGATCGGGAAATCGAGCGGCGCAAGAGAGCGTTTGACGTACATCTTCAAGACGTGCTAAAACGCGGGTGATCGGGAACAGGCGCACTCCTAGCCAAACCATTGCCCGATTGGGCGACAGAGTGTTGCCCTTTTTTTTGGTGGTGCAAATGGAAAATGAAGCCAGCACTTTTGTCTCGGTGCTTCTGCACTCAGGCACAAACGCGCATTTGTTGCGTTGGACCACTAGCAGCTATTCCGAGCACCAGGCGCTTGGTGAGTATTACCAAGCAATGCCTAAGTTGGTAGACCGGCTCGCAGAAGTCTACATGGGCAGGCACGGGCAATTCACCGGCTTCCCAGACGACTACTACCTTCCAGCAGATGATCCTGTCGAGTACTTGGTAGGCATCAAGTATTTCGTTCAAGACTCACGCGAAATCATGCCCGACGAGACCGAAATCCAGAATCTCATTGATGAGATCGCGCAGCTCATTGACTCAACTCTTTTTAAACTTAAATTTCTCAAGTAAGGAAAAAACATGAACTTCAATAACTCAGCAGCCCAACACTTGGACGACATCCACGCCCAGGCGTATGAAAATGGATCAGACGCTGGCAAGAGCGAGCTGGCCGAGGAAGTCGCTGTCATGATGGGTGCAATCGACCTCGAGGAATGCCCACAATGCCGTGACGTTCTCAAGCGCGTGCTAAACCAGCACATTGCCCAGTTTCTGTCTGTTGGCGAGCATGAGTGCGAGCAAGAACCAGAAGATGAAGATGAAGAAAACGAAGTCTCTTTCGTAATCTCATTTCCAGATCACTGAAATCTAACTTAAAAGATCAACGAATGTCATCGGTCGCAAAAAATTCTAAAGGACCGGCAAAGCTCAGGCCCAGCAAGTACGAGAACAAGGCAGACATTTGCGCCTTGGTGTTCTCGGGAATGCGCTGCGGTCTGAGCGCTTTCAAAGCCTGCGAGGCTGCTAGTGTTCCTCACAGCACGTTTTTGGAGTGGATCAGGGATGACGAAGAGCTGGCCAACAGTTACGCACGCGCGAGGGAAGACCTGATTGAGCGCATCGCCAACGAGGTGCTCGAGCTGAGTGACGCTGATGTCGGACTGCAGCCGGACGGCAAGAAAGACTGGGCTGCGGTGCAGAAGCACAAGCTCCAGGTCGACACACGCAAGTGGCTGCTGTCTAAGCTGGCTCCGAAGAAGTACGGTGACAAGCTGGAGCTGACCGGAGATCCTGATCGTCCGCTGGCCATTCAGAAGATTGAGCGCGTGGTGGTAGGGAATTGACGACTTTGCGCCTTGAGACTCCCAAATGGTCACTGCCGCTGCTCGAGCCAGCACGATACAAGGGCGCCTGGGGTGGCCGAGGCTCTGGCAAGTCCCATATGTTTGCCGAGCTGATGATCGAGGCCCACATCATGGATCAGAAACGGCGCAGCGTCTGCGTTCGTGAAATCCAGAAGTCGCTAAACCAGTCCGTCAAACGCCTGCTCGAGACCAAGATTCAGGCCATGAATGCTGGCGCCTACTTCGAGGTGCAGGATGCGGTCATCAAGTCACGCAAGGCTGATGGCGCGATCATCTTCCAAGGTATGCAGAACCACACCGCCGATAGCATCAAATCGCTGGAGGGCTACGACTGCGCCTGGGTCGAGGAGGCCCAGAGTCTGAGCCAGACCAGTCTCGATCTGCTGCGGCCCACAATCCGCAAGCCAGGCTCAGAACTGTGGTTTACCTGGAACCCACGCGATCAATCCGATCCGGTGGATTTCCTGCTGCGCGGTCCGACACCGCCAAAAGATGCAACCGTCCTGAAGGTCAACTTCACTGACAACCCGTGGTTTCCAGACGTACTGCGCGACGAGATGGAGTACGACAAGCGACGTGATCCAGACAAATACAGTCATGTCTGGATGGGTCAATATCTGACCAACAGCAGCAGTCGAGTGTTTAAGAACTGGCGCGTCGAGGACTTTGAGGCACCACCAGATGCCATCCATCGCTTGGGTGCTGACTGGGGCTTTGCCGTTGATCCAACCACGCTGGTGCGCTGTCACATCATTGGCCGAACACTATACATCGACCACGAGGCCTACATGGTCGGCTGCGAGATTGTGAACACGCCTGAGCTGTTCATGACAGTGCCTGAGGCCGAGAAGTGGCCCATTGTGGCCGACTCTGCCAGGCCGGAGACCATCAGTCACATGAAGAAAAATGGCTTTCCCAAGATCATGACCGCGATTAAAGGTCCGAAGTCAGTCGAGGAAGGCATTGAGTTTCTGAAGAACTACGACATCGTTGTCCATCCACGTTGCATTCACACAATTGACGAGCTGACGCTTTACAGTTATAAGCAAGACCCATTGACCGGCAGAATATTGCCGGTGCTTGAGGACAAGAAAAACCACGTTATTGACGCATTGCGTTACGCTTGCGAGGCCGTTCGGCGATCCAGTGCATCTAGACCAATGGCTTTCACCCCAATCGCCAACATGAAAAAGTGGTGAGACAATTGCACAAATTGGAGGATTGATCTATGGCCAGAATCTCAAACGACCAACGGCTCTCGAATCTGCATAGCGAAGCCCTGCGCCAGTTCAATGACATCCAGACTGCGCTACGTGACGAGCGCCTGCAGTGCCTGCAAGACAGACGTTTCTATTCCCTGTGCGGTGCCCAGTGGGAAGGCCCACTCTGGGATCAGTATGAGAACAAGCCGAAGTTTGAGGTTAACAAGATCATGTTGGCGGTCATTCGCATCGTCAACGAATACCGCAACAATCGCATCACCGTAGACTATGTGTCCAAAGATGGCACAGACAATGTAAAGCTGGCCGAGGTTTGCGATGGCCTGTACCGCGCCGACGAGCAGGCATCCGTTGCAGATGAGGCTTATGACAACGCATTCGAGGAAGCAGTTGGCGGCGGCATTGGCGCATGGAGACTGCGCACAGTCTACGAGGATGAGGAGAATGGCGAAGATGACCGGCAGCGCATTCGCATGGAGCCAATCTTTGATGCCGACAGCTCGGTGTTCTTCGACCTGAATGCCAAGCGCCAGGACAAATCGGACGCCAAGTACGCCTTTGTGGTCACCAGCATGACCCGTGAGAGCTACAAAGAAATCTACAACGATGACCCGACCGATTGGCCCAAGATCATCCACCAGTATGAGTTTGACTGGGCCACACCTGATGTCGTATTTGTGGCTGAGTACTACAGGGTCGAGGAAAAGGTCGAGACCATTCGAATCTTCGAGGCTATAGATGGCACCGAGGAGCGTTACAGCACTGCAGACTTTGCAGCCGACGAGACCTTAGAGGAAACGCTGGCAGCCGTCGGAACCCTTGAAGTGCGGCAGAAAAAGATCAAGCGTAAGCGCGTGCGCAAGTACGTCATGTCCGGTGGCCGAGTGCTTGAGGACGCAGGCTACATCGCAGGCAACTGCATCCCAGTTGTGGTGGTCTATGGCAAGCGTTGGTTCGTGGACAACATCGAACGCTGCATGGGCGCTGTCAGATTGGCAAAGGATGCCCAACGCCTCAAGAATATGCAGCTCTCAAAGCTGGGCGAGATCAGCGCACTTTCCAGCGTCGAGAAGCCAATCCTGGTGCCAGAGCAGGTGGCAGGCCATCAGCTCATGTGGGCCGAAGACAATCTCAGAGACTATCCATATCTGCTGGTGAATCCGATCACCGGCCCTGATGGCAGCCAGCAAATAAGCGCCCCCGTTGCCTATACGAAAAGCCCAGCGATACCGCCAGCAATGGCCGCGCTCCTGCAAATCACCGAGACCGACATGCAGGACATTCTTGGAAATCCACAGGGCGCTGACAAGATCGTGTCGGGCATCTCTGGCAAAGCCGTGGAGATGATTCAGACTCGTGTGGATATGCAGACGTTCATTTACATGAGCAACTTTGCCAAGGGAATGAAGCGCTGTGGCGAGATTTGGCTGAGTATGGCCAGAGACATCTACGTTGAAGAAAAACGCAAGATGAAGACCATTGCACCGACTGGTGAGTCCAGCGTGGTCGAGCTGATGAAGCCCATGATTGACCCAGAAACGGGTGCGATGGTCATGGAGAACGATTTAAGCACTGCCACCTTTGATGTGGTTGCCGAGGTTGGCCCATCCAGCAGCAGCAAGCGTGCAGCGACTGTTCGAGCACTGACGGGAATGCTCCAGATCACCTCAGATCCAGAGACCGCCCAGGTGCTGACGGCAATGGCCATGATGAATATGGAGGGCGAGGGCGTCGGCGATGCAAATGCCTACTTCCGCAAGAAGTTACTTCGCATGGGCGTGGTGCAGCCCACTGATAAAGAGGCCGAAGAACTCATGGCCGAGATGCAAGGCACGCCACAGGACCCGAATGCGATGTATCTCCAGGCAGCAGCAGAGGAGGCCACCGCAAAAGCAGCCAAGGCTCGAGCTGATACGGTGGAAACCGTGGCAAGCGCAGAGTTGAAACGCGCTCAAACCTTGCAGACTTTGGGCAAAGTTGACCAAACAGCGCAAGAGATGGCAATGACTAATGCCCAGGCCGTGCAAGAGATATTGCAAGGCCAAATTGTGCAGCCTGTTGCGAATCAGTAAAAAACAGGAGAGAATATATTTAACGGATGCCGCCCACCGTTTCAATGGGTGAGTTTAATGGGGTCGAAGGATGAACGAAAAGGCAGTAATTGAGGGCGAAGAAATCCATGTAGAGGAAGTAATTGAGGAAATCACGGAAATCGTTGATGACCTTGAGGAACCTGATGCAGAGGAAGTAATCGTCAGCATTGGTGAGGAAGCGCCACCTCCCGAAGAGCACACTCCAGCACCTGAATGGGTACGAGAGCTGCGAAAGACAAACCGTGAATTGCAACGCCAGAATCGTGAACTGCAAAGCAAGCTACAAGTCCAGCCAACTGAGATCAATCCGGTTGTCATTGGAGTCAAGCCAAAGCTAGAAGATCACGACTATGACGCTGACAAATATGAAGAGGCACTGACTGCTTGGTTTGAGCGCAAGCGACAAGCCGATGAGGTCAACGCCAAGCAACAAGCTGAAGTTATGAATCAGCAGAAGGCATGGCAAGCCAAGCTGGATGGCTACGGCAAAGCGAAAGCAGAGCTGAGAGTCAGGGATTACGAAGATGCCGAGGCCGTGGCCCAGGAGGTCTTCTCAATCACACAGCAAGGCGTGATTCTTCAAGGAGCTGAAAATGCCGCACTGGTTGTTTACGCACTCGGTAAGAACCCAAAGAAGGCCAAGGAGTTGTCCGACATTAAAGACCCCGTAAAGTTTGCTTTTGCGGTAGCGAAACTGGAGAAAGAATTGAAAGTTACCAATCGCAGAGCAGCACCCGCACCAGAGCGTATCGTTTCAGGAACTGGACGATCGTCAGGCGCGGTAGACTCAACCCTTGAACGGCTTAGAGAAGAAGCGGCTCGTACTGGCAACATGACGAAAGTCATTCAGTATCGGGCGCAGAAACGATCAGCATCAAAGTAATTCTTTTTATAGGATCATGAAATGAGTAATTCATTCAGCAAAGAAGAGCGCGTTGCGTTCGAGGACATACTCGAAGGCTTTAACGATGCTCTGGTGTTGTCCCGCAACGTGTCCATCTACAACACAGATGGTTCGATGATGGAGCGCACCAACAACGTCATCTATCGTCCACAGCCATACATTGCACAGTCGTACAATGGCATGGATCAAACCGACAACTTCACCGCTTACACACAGCTTTCAGTGCCAGCGACATTGGGCTTTCAAAAGTCCGTGCCGTTCATCCTGGATGCTCTGGAACTGCGTGATGCACTGCAAGAAGGTCGCCTGGGTGATGCTGCAAAGCAGAAGCTGGCCTCCGACATCAACATCGCCATCATGAACGTGGCTGCTGCCCAAGGTTCGTTGGTCGTGACCGTAAACACCGCTGCTGGTGATTATGATGACGTTGCCCTGTGCGACAGCATTATGAACGAGCAGGGCGTGCAAGCGTTTGACCGCTACCTGGCCCTGTCCAGCCGTGACTACAACGGTATCGCTGGCAACATTGCTGGTGGCACTGGTGGCGCATCTGTATCCCGCAGCTTTGCAGGCAACAAGTCCAACACCGCTTTCGAGCGTTCTTTCGTTGGCATGGTTGCTGGTTTTGAGACTTATAAGCTGGATTACGCAAACCGTTTGGCGGCACGTACTGGTTCTAACACCACTATGTCTACCCTGGTTGCGGCAAACAACTATTATGTCCCAGTTGCCACCTCCACCGCTACGACTGGCGAGACCCAGAACGTGGACAACCGCTTCCAGACCATCACTGTCACATCGACAACTGATTTGCGTGCGGGTACACCATTCCAGATCGATGGCGTTGAGGCTGTGCATCACATCACGAAGCAGGGTACTGGCTTTGCTAAGACCTTCCGTGTGATAAGCATCACAAACGCAACTACTTGCGTTATCACACCGCCAATCATCTCGGCCCAGGGCGGCACTGATGCAGAACTGCAATACCAGAACTGCATCGTGACTCCTAATGCCTCAGCAACAATGACCCGTTTGAACGCGAATACCGCACCGATCAACTGCTTCTGGCAGAAGGATGCGTTGGAGATTCTGCCTGGTCGTTACGCTGTCCCGTCCGATGCTGGTGTCGCAGTGATGCGTGCCTCCACCGATCAGGGCATCGAGCTGGTGATGCAGAAGCAGTACGATGTGAACACCATGAAGACCAAGTATCGTCTTGATACCCTCTTCGGCGTGGTCAATAAGCAGCCAGAAATGTCTGGTATTTTGTTGTTCGGTCAGTAATTAGGGGACGAATCATGAGTTATCAAGTAATTTTCACTCAGGGCACGGCCGTTGTTACTGTTCCTGCCGGACAGAAAATAGCGGTTCAAGCCTTTTCACCAGCAAGTGTGTTTCAGCAAGTTGGCTTCCCCAACTTTCCTGATTCGCAAGATCTGCTGACCGTTGTCGAAAACACCACTTATGTGTCACCAGCATTCACAAATGCCACTATCGTGACCATTCAAGCCGGTGCATCTGGAGCTTTCTATAGCACTGGAACAGCACCATTGATCGGCAATGATGGCAATTGGCAGTCTCAACCTGCTCCAGCCAACATTGCTGATGGCGGCTCAATGGTTGTGACTGCGGCTGAATTGCTGACCAGCATCATCACAGCAACACCAACAGCATCACGCAACATCCAGTTGCCGACGGCTGCTGACCTTGAAGCGGCAACCTCATTTGCCATTAACGATTCGTTCGACTTCAGCGTCATCACCTTGGCTGCGTTTGCTTTGACCTTGACGGTCAACACAGGCGTGACCATTGTTGGTTCTGCTGCAACTGGTGCTGGTTCTGGTGCTGCGGCACGTTTCCGTATCCGCAAGACTGCTGCAAGCACATTCGTTGTTTATCGCATCATGTAAGTAAAAAAGACAGGCCAGCAGAGATGTTGGCCTGTTTTTCAATGGGGAACGATATGCCAATGACCAAGGGTTACTCTCAGCAATCCATCGGCAAGAACATTGCTATGGAAATGAAATCAGGCAAGCCACAAAAGCAAGCTGTTGCAATGGCACTTAGCACAGCAACCAAAGCAGCAAAAGCTGCAGGGAAGCCAAGCAAAGCGCCAATGAAAAAGATGAAATGATTAAATCGGCAGCGATTATCAAGACCAAGACTCTCGCCCCGTTGCGGGAGTTGCGTATTCAAAAGCGCAAGCTCAAAAAGCAGCAAGCCGTTGAGCGCAGATTGGCAAAAGTCTGCTATCCATCGCCCATTGATGCTGTCGTGCAGCAAGTGGATACTGTGGAAGTGGGCGAGCCAACACGTGATGAAATGTTGGAGCAAGCTGCTAAAATCGGCCTCAAAGTGGACAAGCGTTGGTCAGACGAAACTCTGCTCAATCGCATCAATCAGACGATGGAGGCCACGTCATGGGATACAGCAAGCGTCAGTTCGTGAACGCTGCCTTTGAGGAAATCGGTCTTGCCTCGTATGCGTTCGACCTGACTCCTGATCAGATGAACACAGCATTGCGTCGGCTGGATGCAATGATGGCAGACTGGAATGCCAAGGGCATCCGATTGGGTTACCCGCTGCCATCAAGCCCACAAGACAGCGATTTAGATGAACAGACCAATGTGCCTGATTCGGCATATGAGGCCATCATTTGCAGTCTGGGCATCAGACTTGCGCCGAGCTACGGCAAGCAAGTGATGATCGAGACAAAGACCACTGCCAAGCAAGGTTACGATGTCTTGCTTCAGCGTGCGACATTCCCACTCGAGAAGCAACTGCCAGCAACCACACCGGCTGGCGCTGGCAACAAGCCCTGGCGTGTGTACGACAATCCATTTGTGCGGCCACCGTATAGCCCTGTTGATGCTGGCCCTGATGGGCCAATCGAATACTACTGAGGATCATCATGCCTACAATCAATCAACTGCCAGTGCTGAGTCCTATCAGCAGTGGTGATCAGCTTCCAGTTTATTCGCCCAACAACGGTGATGCTCGCAGAACCTCGATTGGTTCTTTGCTGACGTTCTTCCAGCAGAGTTTTGCATCGCCAACTTTGGCGGTGAATCTGTACGTGCCTGGATCTGGGTTCAACATCACAGTGCCAACACCAGTAAGTCAGCAACAGTGGATGCTGCTGCAACCTGCTGGAACACTGGCAACTGGCACGATCACGCTGCCTTTGAATACCGGCGTGCCTGATGGCACTACGGTGCTGATTACCACCACCCAAGAGATTACTTCACTGACAATTGCGCTCAATGGTGCAACTGCTCTTTATGGTGGCGTGACATTCTTGGGTGCAGGAACTGCAACAGCAATTCGTTTTTATCAACCCACAAACTCTTGGTATCAGATTAACGCTGATGCAGTTTATGGCACAAACATACAGGCTTTCTTGGCTGTGCCATCAAGTGCCAATCTACGGGCGGCAATGACTGATGAAACTGGCACTGGTTCATTGGTATTTGCAACTAGCCCAACGCTGACCACCCCGACAATCACAAACCCAACTGTCAGTACAGGTACATTCACTAGCCCTCTATTGGTAACACCAAATATTGGTGTAGCAACAGGGACAAGTTTGACGACCACTGGCGTGATTGCATCAACTGGAACGGCTGGCGTGGGCTATGCCACAGGCGCAGGCGGCACTGTCACCCAAGGCGTAAGCAGAACCACCGGCGTGACGATTAACAAGACATCTGGGGCGATCACATTATTTAGTGCAGCAGGTTCGGCCACAGCTTCAACCTTTACCGTGACCAACAGCACTGTTGCGGCAACCGATGTGATCATCCTGAATCAGAAATCAGGCACAGATCTTTACGACTTAATGGTTACAGCAGTGGGTGCTGGAAGTTTCAACATCACATTCCGTACCACGGGCGGCACGACAACCGAGCAGCCAGTTTTCAACTTTGCAGTAATCAAAGGCGTGGCTGCGTAATGGCAAGCAAGCCAAAGTCCTCTGTGAATGAGGCTGGCAATTATACAAAACCAACCATGCGCAAGCGTCTATTTGAGGAAATCAAAGGTTCTGCAGTGCAAGGTACTGCCGCTGGTGAATGGTCGGCTCGCAAAGCCCAACTATTGGCAAAGAAGTACAAAGAAAAAGGTGGCGGTTATAAATGAAAGCCACACAAAAAAGCCTGAAGGACTGGAGCGCACAGAAGTGGCGCACCAAGTCCGGCAAGCCGTCCAGCGAGACGGGAGAGCGTTATCTGCCAGAGAAGGCTATCAAGGCCTTGTCACCGGCTGAATATGCTGCAACAACCAGAGCCAAGCGTGAGGCAACCGCCAAGGGCCAACAATTTGCAAAGCAGCCCAAGAAGGTGGCCGAAAAGATTAAGAGGTTTCGATGAAAACTCCAGCCTATGCACGTAAGGAAGGCCAAAACCCCAAGGGCGGCTTGAACGCTAAGGGGCGAGCTGCTGCCCGTGCTGAAGGCATGAACTTAAAGCCTCCGGTTAAATCTGGTGACAATCCTCGCAGAGCATCGTTCTTGGCTCGCATGAGCGGCAATCCTGGCCCAGAATATAAAGACGGTGAACCCACAAGGCTGCTGCTGAGTTTGAGAGCATGGGGCGCATCATCAAAAGCAGATGCCAAAGCCAAGGCAAAACGCATCTCTGAACGCAACAAGGACAAGTGATGCAGGTCCCAATCCTAAGCGGAATCTACGCTGACAACACGCCAGAACTGCGCACCGCATACCCTGTGAATATGGTGCCAGTGCCAAAGGCGTCAGGCATCAGCAATGGATTCTTGCGTCCAGGCGACGGCATTGTGGCCAACGGCACAGGCCCAGGCATTGACCGTGGCGGCATCAACTGGAATGGTATCTGCTATCGCGTGATGGGCACTAAGCTGGTCTCCGTGGCCAACGATGGCACTGTGACAGTGCTCGGCGATGTTGGCGGCCCTGTCACTGATTTGGTGACGATGGACTATAGCTTTGATGTGCTGGCCATCGCATCTGGTGGAAGATTGTATTACTGGATTCCAGTCAACACGCCAGGCACCATAGGATGGAACCCAACGGCTCCGATCTTAAGGCAGGTTACAGACCCAGACCTTGGCGTAGTACTGGATTTCTGTTGGGTTGATGGCTATTTCATGACCACGGATGGTGCCAATTTAGTTGTCACTGAGTTGTCAGACCCGACTCAGGTCAATCCCCTGAAATATGGAAGCTCAGAAGTTGACCCTGATCCTGTTGTGGCACTCATCAAGCTGCGCAATGAGGTCTATGCTCTTAACAGCAATACGATGGAAGTCTTCGACAACGTGGGCGGCGAGTTGTTCCCCTTTGCACGCATTGATGGCGCACAAGTCCAGAAAGGCGTTCTTGGCACGCACGCCTGCTGCGTCTACTTAGAACGCATTGCTTTTTTGGGAGGTGGTCGCAACGAAGCACCAAGCATCTACCTTGGCGCAGCGGCGACTACCCAGAAAATCAGCACTCAGGAAATCGATAATCTTTTACTGCAGTACACCGAGGCGCAGCTGGTCAAGATTCAGCTCGAGGCACGCAACGACAAGAACCACCAGCATCTCTACGTCCACCTGCCAGACCGCACGGTGGTCTACGATGCCTCAGCATCTGAGGCTCTGGATCAGCCCGTCTGGTTTACTCTGACCACCACGTTGGTTGGTTTCAACCAGTACCGGGCACGCAATATGGTCTGGATATATGACAAGTGGCTTGTCGGAGATCCGCAGTCCAGCTCCATCGGTTATCTGGTGCAAGACATTGGTCACCACTGGGGTCAGCAGGTGCGGTGGGAATTCAGCACGGTCATCGTCTACAACGAGGGCAATGGCGCCATCTTCAATCGCCTGGAGCTCGTCAGTCTGACCGGCAGTGTGACTCTGGGCAAAAATCCACAGATCAGCACCAGCTACAGCGTAGACGGCCTGTCTTGGAGTCAAGACCGCAGTATTGCAGTCGGCACGATTGGCAGCACAGCCAAGCGCCTGGCCTGGTTCCAGCAGGGTCATATGCGCAATTGGCGCATTCAGCGTTTCCGTGGCGATAGCGATGCCCATGTATCGTTCGCACGCCTTGAGGCTCAAATCGAGGCGCTGGCGTACTGATGGCTACCGCACCACAATCCCGCAAGCTGAACCTGACCCGCGATCAGCTCGCAACCTTTCTGACCGATCAGCAGCAGATCAGGCAGTTTGAACTGCTGTTTTCCACAGTCGATCAAATCCAGGTCATTACAGGCACTGATTTCGAGTATCAGGCAGACACAGCAGCGGCCACAGCAAACGAGGCACTTTCCCAAATCAGCAGACTTTCCCAGGCCTTGGAATTGCTGGCCCTGGCCCCAGTGCGCAACAATATCGAACTAGCGCACGATGTAAACGGCATCTTGCCTTATGCAAATCAAACCGCAAGAGTGCGATCTAATCAGGTGCTCACATGGCTTTCGATGTAATCACACCTGCCAAGCTCGGCCAAGCAGCGATCACCACAGGTGTGACCACGCTGTACACAGTTCCAGCCAGTACTCGCACTCTGCTGAAGGAATTTAGCATTGCCAATACCACGGCAGCGGCCATCAATGTGCGCGTGTTCCTGGTTCCATCTGCAGGCTCTGCAGGCACAGGCAATGCGTTCCTCTACGATGTGCCAGTCCCAGGCAACAACGCACTCCAATATAACGGCATTGAGGTTCTGAACGCAGGCGACACTATTCAGATTCAAGCTGCATCAGCAGGCCTGACAATCATCGCCAGCGGCGGCGAAGCCACATAAGGAGCATGACATGACCGTATCCATCAAAGTACTTATCCCTGCCAAGCAGGCCGAGAATACGCAGACCACTCAGTACACGGCCACTAATTGCAAGGCTATCATCGACAAGTTTACGGCCACCAACACCACGGCAGGTAATGTGACCATCAGCGTTAATCTGGTGACCAGTGGCGGTAGCGCAGGTACGAATAACCTGATCGTTGACACCAGATCCATTGCACCGGACGAGACCTATACATTTCCAGAATTGGTTGGCCAAGCGTTGGACAGTGGCGGATTCATCTCAACTATCGCAAGCGCAGCCACATCATTGACAATCCGAGCATCTGGTCGCGAAATCACTTAAAGGAAAACGTCATGAACAAATTTATGATAATGCCCGAGGGCTTTATGGGCCTGCCAATGGATGAGGAATTCATCACCACGGCAGAAAATAAAAAGAACTACGTCATTGCAGTGCAGGACTGGAACTACGGTCCAGAGATGCCAACCAATGAGCCAGGAGCAAACAAGGAGTTCTACGCAGGGCTTGCCGAAGCCATGCAGTGCACTGAAAAGGATGCACGGCGCAAGCATTGCTCAAACTGTGAATACTACGACAATAGTTTTATGGCCCAAGTCAGAATCGAACGCATCCCAATGGCAGCCTATGACAAGGGCGCAGGCTTTCGTGGACATTGTGAAAAGCTGAACTTTATTTGCAACGACATGCGCGTCTGTCAGGCTTGGGAAGATCGAGAGGAATATGAGGATTGACCTTTTCCGAATTTGTGCGAAAATCAAGCCGCTGAGTTCTGGCATCCAGCGGCCTGCCCTATCTAGGAGTTGTGCATGTCTGATGTCGATTGGTTGAGGGTGAACCTGCAAAGGGTTTTCGCACTACCAACGCCAGCCGTTGAATGGCTGCTCATGCTTTATGGGGCCATCCAGGTCTTTGATGATGTCGCAGATGGTGATCCAGTCGAGCGAGAAGATCTGAACGCAGCTATCTGGAACACACTGGTCGGCATGAATCAGAACTCATTCTGGATCGCCAACTCCCACAACCTGGCGCCTATTGTTGCGACCATGATCCTGAAATGGCAGGGTTCCGATCAGATCGAGCGATCAGGCAAAGCCGATGCGCGGTCATTTGTGTGGCGTGCTGGATACTATGACGTTGTGTTGATGACAGTGGCGCTGTGCCACGGTACTCGTCGTGCAACAGAAGATGCAGGCAGCGTCATGGAGTTGTATGGCGAGAAATTTGAAGACTATATGAAGGAGTTCAGCCATGCCTGATCCAGTAACTGGCTTAATCGTTGGAGGTTCTGCGCTGATTGGCAGTACAATGCAGGCCGGTGCAGCAAGCGAGGCAGCAGGCATTCAAGCAGGCGCATCGCAAGCTGGTATTGAGGAACAGCGTAGGCAGTTTGATGCGTTGCAAGCATTGCTAAAACCTTATACCGAAGCAGGGCTACCTTCGCTCCAGCAGCAGCAGGCCTTGCTTGGTCTCCAAGGTCCAGAAGCAGAGCAAGCTGCCATTGAGCGCATTAGAGGTGGCGAGACATTCCAGGCATTAGCACGTCAGGGTGAAGAAGCATTGCTCCAACGTGCCTCGGCCACTGGTGGTCTGCGCGGCGGCAACATCCAGGGCGCACTTGCACAATTCCGACCAGCTTTGCTTAGCCAAGCTATCGAGCAGCAATATGGCCGACTGGGAGGAATGACGCAATTGGGTCAGAGATCTGCTGCCGGTGTCGGCGCTGCTGGCATGGAATCTGGGACCAATGTGGCCAACTTGCTGGCACAGCAAGGAGCAGCCCGAGCTGGTGGAGAACTTGCAGAAGCCAAGGCATACGGTGGCCTGTTCAATCTACCAGCTCAGGTGCTTGGATTCCAATACGGCGCAGGTGGCAAGGCTGGTCTTGGCTTTGGCTTTTAAGGAATAGACATGGCCACCATCAATCCATTCCAAGGTCCGATCAACTACGCAGTCGACGTGCAAAGCCCTTTTGAGGCGGCACTCGGTGGATTCAGAATTGGTGCTGTTGGCGCAGAGGCACAGGCACGAGCACTAGAGCGCGAGGATGCCAGAATTGCTCGTGAGCAAGCAAGAGCAGTGCAGGAGCAAGCAAGACTAGCACAGGAGCAGTTTCAGTCTGGACTGAATTCGTTTTTTGCAAAACCAGCCGCTGAGCGCACATTTGATGAGCTGCAGCCTCTGCTGGTTGGTGCAAATAAGCAGCAGTTTGATGCCTTGAAGCTAATCGGAGAGAGCATGAGCGCAGATAAGCTCAATAGCTCGAAAAGATTCACATCACAGGTTCTGCTCGCCTTGGAGGCAAATCCAGAAACAGCAAAGACGCTGATTCAAGATCGCATCAACGCTGAGACAGACCCTGGACAGAAACGTGCATTTCAAGACATTCTGACGATCGCTGATCAGAACCCAGAGCAAGCCGCACGACTTGTGGAGTCGCTTGGAGCTGGTACGTTTGGCAAGGATTGGTACGAGGGCATCACGAAAGTACGCGAGGAGCGCAGGACTTCTGCCAGAGAAGAATCGGTCCTAAAAAAATCCGTGGCTGATGCAAATGCTGCTGTGGCCGATGCACAGAGAAAAGTTGCTGAAGCAGAAGATACGCAATCTCGTTTGGCGGCTGAACGAGAATTGACACGAGCACAAACAGATCAACAACGCGCACTTACTGCTGCAAGTCTTGGTGGTGAGGCCAGGGCTGCAGCAGAAGCTTCAGAAAAACTCAGGAAAGCTAAAGCAGATGCAGATGCTGCTGTTGCCAAGGCTGAGAGGGAATTGGCCGAAGCAGCAGATACGCCTGCAAGGCTTCAAGCAGAGCAAAATTTAAGGGTTGCACAAGCACAAAAAGCACAGGCAGATGCTCGTGTTGCTCAAGCTACGGAGCCGTTCGCAATCAGCGAGGCTAATAGTAAATCAATCATTAAAGCGGCAGAGGCCAAATTTGCGCCGGAGAAGTTAGGCCTTGAAATTGGTCTGACGAGGGCGCAGATTGATGCGTCAAAGGCGGCACGTCAAGCATCTATTGCTGCAGCGGCCAAGTCTGGAGCAGAGGCAAAGCGTGCGCAGTTAGAAGCCGATCAACTAGCCGCAGGCGTTATTCCAGTCGAAAAACGTCCAGAAACCGAGACCAAGTTCCGCAATGAATACAATAAGCAAACGGAGGCTTTCCGAGAGGTCAAGTCTGCATATAGTCGGGTGCTTTCATCTGAGGACACTGCTGTCGGCGACCTGTCGCTGATCTTTGGCTACATGAAGATGCTGGACCCTGGCTCAGTGGTGCGCGAGGGAGAGTTTGCCACTGCGCAGAATGCCACTGGTGTGCCTGAGCGAATCCAGAACATTTACAATAAGGTCGTCAGCGGTGAGAGGCTCAACGCTTCTCAGAGAAATTCATTTAAAGGCCAGGCCAAGAAACTCTACGAATCTGCTGGCGAGCAAGAGACTGTCGTCAGGCAAGGTCTTGAGCGCATTGCCAAAGGTTATGGTCTGAACACGGCCAACATCTTCTATACGCCAGTCGAAGTTGCACCAACTGCCCGATCTTCAGCTTCTGCAAATACCGCCACAGTCGGTGGTAGAACATACACCAGGCCTGCGAACTTCACTGATGCACAGTGGAATTCGTACAAACAATCTGTGGGGGCGCAATGAGTCCAGAAGAATGGCTCGCATCACAGACTAAGCAGGCTACTCCTGCGGCTCCTGCTCCTGCTCCAGCACCGGCTGCAGCACCAATGTCGCCTGAGCAATGGCTAGCATCGCAGCCAAAACCGATGGGATTCTTCGAGGGCTTGGTTGAGACTGTGACTGGCCGCGCTCGCACAACTCCTGAAACTCAGCGATTGCCTGAGTGGACGACCATGCCAGAACTCAATCAGATGAGCGTGGCATCTTTTAAAACTGCTCTTGGATCACTGCTCAGTAATCCCAATGAGACGGTGCAGATTCTGCAATCCAATTTCCCTGGAGTGCAGGTGCGCCAAGACGAAAAGGGAAACTTCATCCTGAGATCGTCCGTCAACCAGCGGGAATATGCCATCCCGCCAGGTTTCACAATGGGCGATATTCCTCGAGCAATTGGAGGTATTGCAGCTTTCACGCCAGCAGGCCGAGCTGCGACCATTCCTGGCGCAATTGTTGGCGCTGGTGCAACCCAAGCAGCCATCGAGGCAACTCAGGCCGCCACTGGCGGGAAAGTTAGCCCACAAGAGATTGCCTTGGCGGCAGCCACAGGCCCAGCAGGGCAGATTCTGCAGCGAGTGGCACCTCCGGTTACCGCAGCCGTGCGCAGAAGCGTACAGCGCGTTACAGGCCGAGCACCGGCCCCTGCTCCAGCCCCAGGCGCTCCTGGTGCCTCTATGGGCACCGCGATGGCTCCAGAGACACCTCCTCCAGCACAGCGCATTCAGCCAACATTTTTTGAAGAGCCTCCCAGGGCGGGAGCAACGCCTGAAGCGCCTTCTATGGCTGCAGCAACACCAGAGATGCAACCGTCAGCGGCAGCGCCTGCAGCGGCCCCAGCCGTGGCTGCAGAGGCCGCGGAAGTCGGCGTCACTGACGTTCTGAACTTGGCACGCAAGGCCGGAGGATTCGGGCCTGGATCGTCAGCGGCTAAGGCCCAACTTATTGATCTTGCGCAGATCAACCCAGAGGCTCGTGCAGCAGCCGAGCGCCTGAACATGGACCTGCCATTCGATGTGTTCAGCGATAACCCGCAGGTTCGCAGTGCTGTGGGCCTGACTCGTGCGCTGGTCGCAGGCGAGGCAGAGGCGGCATGGGAAAGCACCGTGCGCAACGCCATCCAGCGTGCCGACGAAGTGTCTCAGCAGTTTGATGCGAATTTCATTGCTGGAAGACCAGCTCCTGGGGCTATCTCTCAGAAGATTGCAGACAACTTGCAGCAGGCCAGGCAGACGCTGAAAACTGACGCCAAGGCAATTTACGATCGGATCGACGAGGTTGTTCCGAAGAATGCACCAGTTAATCTAAACAATCTGCAAACGTATCTCGACGAGCTGCGTACCAACTTGGGCGCTGCAGGTCGCATGACGCCCCAGGAATCCAATCTGGCAAAGATGCTGGAAAAGGGTGAGCTGACCTATTTCGGCCTCAAACGCGAGAAAGATTTGGTTGGACAGGCCGTTGGTGGTCTGAAGTCACCATATGACAACATGGCAGCCGGTGATCTCAAACGCCTGTATGCAGTACTGGCTCAAGATCAACTGGACAACGTGGCAACGCTGGCAGGCGAGGAGGCTCGGCGTGAACTGCGTGCAGCCAACTTGCTGACTGCCAAGCAAAAGGCACTGGAGAAGCGTATCGTCGGCGCATTCGGCCAGGAGATTGATGGCAGTGTCGCACAACGTATGCAGACAGCCATCACAACCGCTGCAAAGGGCGATGCAGCGGCATTTAACCGTCTTATGAAAGTGGTGCCAGATGAGTTGCAAAAGGAGACGCTGGCAACTGCGCTGGCGTCTGTTACCGCAGGCAGGGCCGCTGGTCGTGCGGCAGCAGGAGCTGCTGAAACCGTGTTCAGTCCTGCTGAATTCACCAAGGTTTATCGTGGCCTTCGTGCAAATCCTCCTGTCTATTCACAGATGGTCAAGATCATGGGGCCAGAATGGGACCGTGCATCGCGTGATCTCTACGAGATTTCGAGACGCATCGCAGATGCACAGGCTCGCATCCCGACCACAGGCAAGGCAAACCAGATTCTTGGCGATGCAGCGGTCCAGGGCTTGATGGGTCGAGTCATTTCCAGCAGCGTGGCACAACGTGCTGCCACTGGCGCGGCCAGCATGGTGCCTGGCGGTGGATTGATCGCACCAGACATCGTGCAATGGATGTCATCAGCCAAGGGTGCTGGAGTGCAGCAGGCCGCCAAGCTCTTTGCCTCACCAGAGTTCCAAGAGCTGGCCGTGCAAGCTGCCACCAGGGGTGGCCAACCCAGTCAGGCGTCCATCCGTCGCACAGCCATGAGCAAGTCGTTTGGGGATTTCGCAAAAGAAGTGAACCTGCCACAATCTCTGGATGCACGCATTCAGTTTTTGCAGAGTGCAATCCAAACGGGACGACAACTCGCCCAGGAGAACCAACAATGAGGCCAATCTCAATTGAACCACCATATTCAGCATTTGCTGGCACTGATGGCCTACCGCTGGAGAACGGCTATATCTGGATTGGCGCGGTCAATCTCAACCCGCAAACCAACCAGATCGCGGTCTACTGGGACTCGAATCTGACCATCGCAGCAGCGCAGCCGATCCGCACGCTCAACGGCTATCCGGTTTATCAAGGCACGCCTGCACGCTTCTACACTGGCAGCGACTACAGCATCCAGGTTCTCGACAGCAAAGGCAGCGTAGTCTACACATCGCTGAATGGCAATGTTTTCCCAGGCTCTGCTGGGAATCTATATGTCAACGCAACAGGAACAGGTACGCAAACGATCTTTGCAGTTTCTTTTGTGCCAAGTATGATATTTATCAACGGCGTATATCAGAACCAGAACACCTACACTATCGCAGGTGGGAATGTCACGTTCTCCGAAGCGCCACCATTCACTTCGGTGATCGAATTCTTGGTTTAAGGAAACCGAAATGCTTAAAACAGTTACCAATTCCATTAACGCCAGTCAGATTCAAACGCCCATAACTTTGCCTGGAGACGTTACCTTATCGACTGGCAACCTAGTCATCGGAACCTCTGGCAAAGGCATCGACTTTTCTGCCACGCCAGGCACAGGCACAAGCGAGTTGCTTGCCGATTACGAGGAAGGTACTTGGACACCAAGCCTCGGAGGAGATGCCACTTATTTTACCCAAACAGGACGTTACACAAAAGTTGGAAGGTTGGTCACTTTTACTGGAACACTGTATACAAATGTAATTGGTACTGGGAGCACAACAACTATTTCTGGTCTTCCTTTTACGGCAAGTCAACGAAGCGCAATATGTTTTGGAGAAATTGGGGGTGCTGCCACATCAGTTTCATCGTTGTATGGGTTAATAAATAGTGGCGCAACAACAATTGGCATTAGAGGTATTACGGTGGCTGCTGCAAGTAATGCCTCTGTTACTGCATTTCAAAACCAAACCTACATAGACTTTTCTGGTCAGTACACTGTTTAAGGAACTAAGATGTCTCTTACAAAAGTTTCTTATTCAATGATTCAAGGTGAGTCTTTGAATGTGCTTGACTTTGGTGCTGTTGGCGACGGTGTAACTGACGATACGGCTGCGCTTAATGCTGCGGCAGTGGCGGCTGGCGCGGCTAAAAAATCTTTGTATGTGCCAGCAGGCATTTACAAAACAACTGCTGTCTGGTCAATTCCGATCAAAGTGTTTGTGTACGGCGAAAGCATGGCTGTGCAAGATGGCTTTGACCCTGCAAACGCTTGGCTGTATGGGGCTATCATTTACAAAGCGCATACGGGCAACGCTATTGAGAAAATAGGCACTGGCCCTTATGACGAAGGCGCGCCAATCCAAGACATTGGTGTTTCTAGCCATCGCACCAATTTTCCAGGTGGAAATGGGTTTGTGCTTGATAAGTGTAGCAACGTGCATTTGATTCGATGCAATGTGGCTGCTGTTGGCGGTGACTGCTACCAACTTGGCGTAACAGCCGGAGATGTTACGGGCCACAACTATATCTTTAACTGTTACTCCAACAATCCTGTTGGTGTCCATTATCGTGTGCGTCAGAAATGGGGGCGTTTTTTCTACCCAGTTGCTGATGGCGGCACTATCGGAATGTTTTTTGACGCAGCTCCTCAGTCCGAAGTGGAAGGGTTTCACTTTGAAGGCTTTACACAAGTTGGTATTAAGATCAGCAACGGATCGTCAAATTGTGCTTTTACTGGCAAAGGATATTTAGGTCATACTGCCGCTGTAACAGCAATTGGAATTCAAATAACTAATGAATCCGGAAATGATGGGTGTATTTTTGAAAATATATACTTATCTGCGTCTAATACAGCAGGCGACCAAGGAATGCAGTTGTTTGCAGCGGCGGTTGGTTGCATAGTATCAAATTGCAAATTTGTTAACTGGGATACTGGGATAGGAACATCAGCAGGCTCTAGTAATTCCATCACAACAATTCAAAATTGCACGTTCTATAATTGCAATTTGCCAATTTATGCTGCTGGCGATTACTTATATATTTTGAATAACACGTTTCAATTAACAATTGGCGCGTATACAATCAATCACATTGCTGGCACTAACGGCTTATGGTCTGGTAATTCTTTCGATAAGGCTCCCAACCCTGGGGTTACAGGTGTTCAAGGAAATTATTCTGGCATTAGGGTCAAAGACAACATAGGTTTTGTTACTAGAAATTCAGGAATTATATTTGGAACTATTGCATCTGGTGGAACAATTGCTCACGGATTAGCTGGCATTCCAGCCTGTTATCAATTGACTCCAAATACTGGCGGTATAACAAGTCAAGCATACGTTTCTGCTACAAGTTCAACTACACTGACTGTAAACTGGTCTGGTTCGGCAAGCGTTCAATTTGCGTGGTCTGCAAATTTATTGTGCGATTATTAAAAGGAGTTAAAAATGGCACTCAGCAAAAAATTTTCTACTAGCTTTGGAATTGAACTCGATCAGGCATATATGCGAGTTGGTTCTGTATCTGGCAACAAAAACCATGTTGATGTTGCGCTCCATACATTTGCAAACAAAGTGGCTGCTGAGAACAATGGCTCTGTGATCGCCGTGTTCAGAAGCAGTTTTAAACCTACTGAAAATGGCAAAACATGGGATGCTCAGGCTTATGATCATCTCAAAACATTGCCGGAATTTGCTGACGCAACCGATTGTTAAACCAAAGCCCAAGTGGATTCTTGGGCCATATTAGGAAGGCATCATGCTTGAGAAAATTGAAATCGTTGACCGTATTGAAGTCCTTGAAAATGGCTGTGTGCAAGTTCGCACCAAGACCGCCATTAAAGAAGATGGCGTCGAAATCAGCAGCAAGTTCCATCGTCATGTAGTTGTCCCTGGCGACGACTTCGCTGGCGAAGACGATCGTGTGCAAGCCATCTGTGCTGCAATGCACACGGCTGAAGTGATCGCAGCATACAAGGCAGCCCAAGCTGCAAAAGGAATCTGACATGGCCCAGAATAGTCAAATCGCATTCGCACCACTTGGCAACACAGTTGTCATTCCTGCGGCTGCTTCTGCCTCTACTGGCGTCCAGGCTCTTGTTGATGCACGTTTCAATGCCCAAAGCACAGGCCAATATCGGATCATCAACATCAGTAGCAATACGGTGTTTCTGGGCATTGGCTCAACTGCTGCAATTGCTACTGCAAACGCTGTGGCTCCTGTCGCTGGCACACCGTCCGCAGCTATCGTGCTGGTGCCTGGTGCCGTCGAGGTGCTGCGCTTTGGGCGTGAATCGTTCTTTAGTGGCTTGGCACCTGCTGGCGCATCTACCGTGTACATCGTGCCAGGCGAAGGTATTTAATGTTGGAGACTTGTGTCATGTCAGATATTGATCCCGTAAAATATGGTCAGCTAATCGCCAAGGTCGATTTGCTGGAGAAGCAAGTTGCCGATATGCAAGCCGACATCAAGAAACTATTGGAGCTTGCTAATCAGAGCAAGGGCGGGTTTTGGTTCGGCATGGCAGTCATCAGCGGCATCAGCACCGCTGCCGGCTGGGTCATCAGCCACTGGTCCAAATGATCGGCTTAGAGGCGATCCTGGGGCTTGGTGGTGAGATCATCAAGCGGGTATGGCCAGATCCAGCACAACAGGCCAGCGCACAACTTGAGCTGCTGAAGCTCCAGCAGTCTGGTGAGCTTGCCAAGATCGTCGGCCAGCTCGAGATCAACAAGGCTGAAGCAACATCAGGGAGCTTGTTTGTCGCGGGTTGGCGTCCGGCAATCGGTTGGGTCTGCGCTACGGCACTTGCCTATCAGTACGTTCTGCGACCGATTGGGTCTTATCTTGCACGACTGAATGGCATCGAGGTTGGTGATATGCCGACGCTGGACGCTACCCTGTGGGAGCTGATGTTCGGTATGCTTGGACTTGGCGGTCTACGGACCTTTGAGAAAGTTCAGGGAGTGGCATCTAAATGAAAGACAACTTTGATGACGCACTGCGTCTGACACTCGGCTTTGAAGGCGGGTATTGCAACCATCCATCGGACCCAGGCGGAATGACTAATCACGGCGTCACCAAGCGCACGTGGGAGGATTGGACAGGGGAGAGTGTCGACGAGCAATGTATGCGCGACCTAGACGTTTCTGACGTCACTCCGCTCTATCGTGGTCGCTACTGGAACAAGGTCTGGGGCGATGATTTGCCCGCTGGTCTTGACTACTGCGTCTTTGACTGCGCGGTCAATTCAGGGCCGAAACAGGCAATCTTATTCTTGCAGCGCGTGGTTGGCGTGGATGATGATGGCGTCATTGGGCCGATCACGTTGGCAGCGGTCAAGCGCGAGAAACCGTCAGATCTGATTGATGATTACAGCGATCTGCGACTGCGTTTTCTTGAGAAACTGAAGGCTTTTCCGGTGTTTGGCAAGGGTTGGAACCGTCGCGTTAACGCTGTTGAAGACTACGCGAAAAAAAATATATAAAACAATCAGTTGGCACTAGACACCGTAATCTGAGCGTGGTATTTAGCACCAACGAAATGAATGGTGCTAAAAAATGCCTGGGAAACAGAAACTTTCCGATGAGGATTTTCTGGCTGCGTGGCAGAAATTCCATAGCGCTTCAAAGGTTGCCGATTTTTTTGGATTCACTGAGCGATGGGCGCACAACAATCGCCGGCGTTTAGAATCTAAGCTAAAGATCAAGCTCGAGGCCAAAGCAGATACTGCAAGGGCATTTGATCATTTGCAAACCCATCAT